TTTAGTGATTATTATGATATTATAGTAATTCTACTAAATCACCTATCTCAATGAGTTTGTTATCAATGTTGTATCCACCGGTGATTTGAGATAAATTTACATTTAAAGGCGAGGTGACTTCACGTTGTCTTAGGGTTTCAAAAGGGTCAAGAGCATTCACTGTTTTAGTTTCATAATTTTTACATATACTCATATGTTCATATACATATTCGACAGTGATAGTGGCTTTGATATAATCAAGAGTGCCAAGCACTTCATTTGTATCAGGGTCTACTATTTCCTCACTGTTTTTTTCAATAACTCTTAATATATCACCTGTCTGGACCTCGTTTTTTCCGGCGTTTATAACAATTCTTTTATCGCTAATTATTTTTATTACTTTAAACATAATACAATTCCTCCTATAATCGATTTTTTAATTTTTGCAGAAACTCATAAATATATATAATTTTATCATTTGTATCATTAAGAGTTGAAACATAAAATAAATTTTCAATTTGCTGTATTATATCATTCATAACAGCATTGGAATGTTGATATTCTTTTATATTTTGTTCAAGTCCTTTTCTATTTTTATTAGATTGACGTAATTCCTTTTTTACTTTTTTATATTTTATTAATAGTTTGATATTAAATATAATTAATATAATTAATATTACAATCATACATATATAGATTTTCTGGTGTAGAGAAAGATTAGGTATAAGCCAAGATAATATGCCTGTTATTCCTGATAATATACTAATTAAAGTTAGAATATTAGACAAGATGTTTTTCAATATACCACTTCCTTATTGTTTCAATGTGACTTAATTAATTCTATTTATCATTTTTCTCGTTTTTTGCTCTTTGACTAATTAAAAATAAAATATATTCTTGGACTTTTTTTCTTTCTTCTTTTGTTAATTGCTCATATAATTGTCTACTAAAAGCATTCATATCAACATTATCAAATATATTTATTGCTTCTTTGGGTAAAGGGGATTTATCATCTGTTTTTTCGAGCAAATAGTCAGCGGAAACATCGAAGAAATCAGCAATTTTATCAATATATTTCATATATGATTTGCTTCTACCGTTTTTCCAATCAGTTATAGTATGTTTTGTAACACCGATGTTTTCGGCAAATGTTTTTTGTTGAATGCCTTTTTCGGTAAGCAAAGATAATATTTTATCTAAAGTGTTCAAAATTCACACCGCCAATCTATACAAATTAAACAAAGTTGTAAAAATTCACACCAATAGTATTGACAGTGTGAATTATTCACACTATAATAACATTATAAACAAAATGTGTTATGAACTTTATCAACTTAAATGAAAGGAGTTATTGTTATGTCAAATAGTTATATAGACAAGAAGTTAGATAAACTATTGCCTATTAAAGGATATCAATACACAACTGCGAAATAAGTGAACAGAAATACTGTTCTGAATTCCATCAAGCACAACCAAATTCGGTCTGCAAAAAGTAATGTTTTGCATAAGGATTGGCTAAGCAGCATTCACTGTTAATTAGTCCCTTCATCAATATGTGTTATATACAAACAGTGTAACACAATTATACAAAAAAGTCAATTTGATTTAAAGGAGGTGTTTATTAATGAAGAGAAAATTATCCCCTTGGTGCAAAGAGGTTAAAAAAGCTATGATTGATAGAGATATGTCGATAGCAGATTTAGCGGCGGAACTTAATCTTTCAAGTGCATATGTAACAAGAATTATAAATGGAACTTTTATTATTCCGGAAACTAAAAAACGCATATCGAAGTATCTGGACATTTCATCTGAACTAATTTCATCATAACTAGATTATAACATGAAAGGTAGGTGAAATAAATGGGAAGTAACCCTACAAAAGCGGCCAACAATATGTACTGCAAGTGCAGATTGGCGGCGGCAAAGTACAATGACAAATTAAACAGTCGTGAGGGAGCGGCGGAAATGTTGGGATTATCAAGTTCGACTTTGGCAAGTTACGAATTGGATTTGACAAAGGTCGTACCAGTCGAAAGCATTATGATGATGGCAGATGTATATAATGCACCCGAATTAAAAAATTGGTACTGTTCCAATGTTTGCCCTTTGGGTGCTGAATTTCCGAAAATCGAAATTGAGGATTTGGACAGGCTTACAGTCCAAGCATTATCGACATTACGCGAGATATCAAATGTGAAAGAAGACCTATTAGATATAACCGCTGACGGTGCTATATCTGTCGAAGAACGACCGAAATTAAATAATGTCATAAAAACATTAGATGAAATATCTAATGTGGCTCAATCACTGAAATTATGGGCGAAAAAGAATTTGTCAAAAACAGAATAGGACAATTTGTGATGTAAATATATTAAGTTGGGAGGTGGATTATATGAGTGAATTTGTTGAAGAATTTAAGATTGGTAACACCAATGTAAAAATTGCAGATGATTATTGTCGTGATAAAACACCGGAAGATGTTAATGCAATTCTCAAAAGAATTGGAGTAAATGCTTTACCGCATTTTGCAATGAATAAACAAGATAAGGCAGGGTAGTAATTATGAGCGGTTATTTACGAAATAAAAAAGAGAGCGTGACGCTCTATGCGTACACACTCCCACAACCAATATCATTATAACATAGCTCATTAATTATGTCAAACAAGAAACGGAGGATAACAATGATACAGATAGGTTTGGCAATGGTGTCATTTGGTATAGGTATATTTATCGGAATGAAAATTATTGGAGGTAAAAATAATGGACGACGCAATGAAGTTGATAATTGATATATGGAATAGCTTAAGTCCGGAGGGTCGTAAGTTATGGATTGGAGAGGGACAGGTTTTACCTACACTTAAAAACGGCAGATATGCAGCTAAGAAAAAGCCACAAATAATAAAACGCAAATTTGATGCGAAGTGGAATGCTGACACAAATCAAATTTTGGCAATTATAAACAAGTAAATAATAAATAAAATCTCGCAGGCAGATATGAGCCGTCAACTTTTAATATGTAAGACGTCCCATAAAACTTATTTTTAATAGGTTGGCGGTTCTGATGTGTCTGTGAGATATAGGACAAGCCTTATAAGCAGATACGGACAGGGTTGTTAAAATTATAAATTAAAACTAAATCCTATGAATTAATTTCCATACAGTTCTGCTGTTAAAATTATTACTTATTATCCGAAATAAATATGTATAGCAACCCTGTCTATATGTGCTTATAAGGTACAAGAAAGCGAGGGATTAAAACTGAAACAAAAGCACGAAAAATTGGAGTATATCATATCAGTTGTCATATTCAGCATGATATTGATAGGTTTAGAAAGTTTAATGATGATAATAATGGGAGGTGGCAAATTATGAAATTTTACTTTACATTCGGATTGGTTAATCAGCCTTTTACAGGTGGTTGGGTTGTTATCAACGCAGATAGCCGAGCTCAAGCGTGTATGCTATTCAGAGCAGCATTTCAGCCTGATGATGAAATGTTGAATTGTTGCAGTATTTATGAAGAAAGAGAGTTTAAAAGAACAAAAATGTACCGAGAAAATGATAATTTTGGTAGTGCATGTCATTGCGAATTGAGCTTAAAAATTGAAAAAAAATAGACCGCAGAGTTGCAGCTCAATGCGGTCAATGCAATCAGGTACATATCAATATACCATATTTTTATTCTATCAGAAATGAGGTGAGTTGTCAATGATTTTTAATAGTGATAGCTATGACGCACTTATGGCAATGGAAGAAGCAAGAACAGGTCATTACGGCGAAGATTATTTTGATAATGGCAGACCGGATGATTATTGGGACGTAATGGCTGACGCAAAGTATGAGGAGGAACGAGATGAACGATAAAGAAGAAATGATTATCGTAAAAGATAATCCGAATTTAATAGTTATAAACCAACTTCCGGTCATATCGGAACAGTTGGATATGGTAAAAGCGGAAATTCAAAGACGTACTGCATTTGCTGACACTGTTACAGTATCAGAGGAAAATAGACAGGAAATCAAAAAAATGCGTGCGGCTATGAATGCTGAAAAATCAAGACTTGATGATGTATATAAAACGGCAATTGAAAAAGTTATTGCACCGATACAGGCGGTGCAGGACAAATACAAGGATTGTGTAGGACTATATACAAAAGCCAATTCGCAACTGAAAGCCAAAATTGATGTTATCGAAGATGGGTTAAAACTCGCAAAAGAAAATTCGGTAAAAGAGTATTTTGAAGAATTGGTTACTGCTAAAAATATTGATTTCATTTCATTTGAACAATTAGGCTTGAAAATAACCTTATCAGTATCAGAAAAAAAGCTGAAAGAGCAAGTAAATAATATTGTAGAGCGTGTAGCAACCGATTTAAAGGCTATTGATATACAAGAAGACAAAGAAGAAATTTTGGTTGAATACAAGAAACATCTAAATGTGTCGGAGGCAGTAAGCACCGTTGCAGCACGTCATAAAGCCATTCAAGCTGAAAAAGAAAGAAAAATAAAGCAGGAAGAACAACGTGCAAAGCAAAAAGCAGCTGCACGAGCCGTTGCGGAAGCAGCAAGACAACAAGCACAGGTACAGTCGGAAAGTGACAATGAAGAAACTGTACAAGCTGTAAAAGAACCTGTACAGACAAAAGAACAGCTTGCACCTCCACAAGTATTCAAGCCGACAGAAGCAGAGATTAAACCGCAAGAGGAAAAAATATTTATGTCACAGTTTAAGGTATACGCCACACTACAACAGTTCAGAGAACTGACAGAATTTATGAAGAGAAAGGGTATTCGTTATGGCAAGTAATATGCAAAAACCGAAATTCAGTGTAGCGATAAC